CATTGTCTTAAACTGCATCTCAACATAATCACATTCATGTAGCCCAGTACATTCCATCTGTAGTTGCATCTGATGATAGTATGCATCCGGCACAGGAGTATCATCATTGAACTGACGTGAAATAGGACACTTCAATTCAATTAGTCGTCCATTGCGTTCATCATCAGTAATAATCAATCCGTCTGGCGAAGCTCCTAGAAAAGCATGCTCAGGATGACGCACACAAGACAGATCAATCAATTTTACCTTTTCAGTATGGCAATATATCTCTTTTGCAATTGGCTCAAACCGTGTACCCCAAATCAGAGCACCAACACCAGGACCATCTTGCTTCTTAGGAGGAGTCAGCTTAGACAGAATCAGTTCACGTCTTGCTGCTGCCGTAGCATCTCCGAATGATTTCCAGATTTCAGATGCTGTCAACATCTCTCCACGCTTAGTAAACCATGCCTGGGTGCGCTGATCATCAATTCCGTATTCGCTAATAAGTTTTTGAATCTTTGCTTCCATTGTTACCTATAACAGGTTAAGGTTGGTTAAATCCGTTATTGAAAAAGACCTCAGTCTTCTTCGTATGCCTTGCCAGTTTTAGGGCTGGACCAGGATGGACATCAACAAGACTCCGCTGTCATTGCTTAAAACTCCGTGATTGGTCAGGAATTCCAGCATGTAGGCGTCATTGTTGAAAATTTGCTTAAGGAAGTCTGTTGCCGGGGTTGTCCCCTGCAGTACTGCCTCTGCTAGAGCTCGCATTGCCTGGTGGTAAAGATTGTGGTCAGGCGAAAGTGCCCCACTTATCTCTCGACCGGAAGTCACCACTAAGGTCATCTGGCCGTTGATGTCTTCCATCTGCAGCAGTGACTCGCCGTCTTTGGCGATGATAATGTATGGCTGAGGCATGGTGTTAATTAATGCAATATACATTTTGAATATTTCCGTTTTCAGATAGCGTTCGCAATCTAATAAATATGGAACAAATTCAAAGCCAAGAACAATGGGTGCTTCATCGTCTAGAAAAGTTTTATGCGAATCCAGAGAATCTCCAGAAAGTGTCAGACATTCTAAATGGAACCTCAGAACTTTCTTTACGAATCATCGATTGGTTCGTGACGAACTATGCGAAGAAGTTCAACGTAGCATTCATGACAAGCAAGCAGACATACGTGATAGTGTACCTGTCCTACAAGAGTCATCTAAAAGCTTACAGCAAGAAGATGTTCGACCCGTTCTGCCGTTGCAAGCGGATAAAATTCAAGGGCCTGGACACAACAGTGGGCCAGCTAAACTTTTTCGAGTGGGTTCTCTCGGACGAGATTATTAAGTATCTGGAAGCTCATCGTGAAGAAGTTCATGCAGATATGGACTCGCGCCTCCAGGAACTGAAAGATGCAACTGAAAAAGATACTCGCCGTAAGCGTCATGAACTATCTAACTCTGCTACAAACTCCCTTTCACGCCACGACATAACAGTTAAAGTTTCGTTTGAATAAGACAATGGACAAGTTACAATCAGAAGTTCTACCAATTCCTGAAGAAAATGGTATGTGTCCAAAGATTGCTGCTTCTGTGTTAAACAGGAAAGGTTATGCTATTAATATGCCAAATGCAAATTGCTTGTATGCTACTTTTGTTTCAGGATTACAAACAGTCTTAGCAGGAAAAAATAGGCATGTTAATTTTTATGAAGGACTCAAACTAAATCAAGGTATAGCAAGATTGGTAAAAGGGGGGAATGACGGATTCCTTTATCTATCAGTTAAATCAAACCCAGCAATAAACCATTACATTCCTTTCATAGTTGAGTATAATGGTTTAAATTTTTATGATGCAGATGATGGTAGATTAAATGTTTATAGATTAAGAAAAGGATCAAACTTTACAGATTTTAGTAATGATTTTCATACTTTATTTCCAGATTATGTTCTTGAACAAGTAGCTCTTATAGATCAAAATGCTGGTGGTAAACGTAAACGAAGAAAAACACGCCGCAAGACGCGTAAGCACAGACGGTAATCAAATCCAGAAATAAACCAAAGATGTACTCACTATTGAGACCATCTCTGCTTTACACAGACATCTCCCCCGACATAGCTGAACACGATGAAGATCATGATGCTTCTGAATGGGCATATTCTGACCGCACTGTATTCAGAGGAGCCCTGGATGGTTCATACAAAACTGATGGACTTGATGTTTATTGGTTGTATGATGATGACCTAAACCGTGTAGGATTAGCTGAGCACGAATCAGAAGACCATTCTGTCTTTAAAACTTTATGGTTCAAAGATTCACCTTTTGGCACCTTGCTTCAAGAGGATTGGACAGCAAAGGAATCTGTCTTTACACTTTTATCATCCGAAGCTTACCAGGATTGTGTAGATTCAGATATTTTGCTTAAGGGGTCGCACAGAATCATTACGCCAAAGTATGTGATGCATGGTCTACCAGAGATATACGAATGCAGCTGTGGAAAGTCTTTTTCACCGATGTGTTCAGCAGTGAAAAAGATGGTGAATATCACCGATCCTATTTTTATTGATGAATCATTCATCATGTATCAACCTCCGCCAGACTCAACAGTGTGGTCTAGACTGGGGCTGCTACACGACGCTTCCGTCCAGGAGCAGGAACTTCAGGAGCAGACTCCACTACTGGAACCTCTACTGCCGTCTCTGCCTCCTGTGCAGGAGTAGCGTTCTCGGTGTTCTCCTCCTCAGCAACCTCCTCATCGGGGACTGCCTCGAAAGCACTGGCTGCCGTCAGACGCGTCTGAGGGAATACCTGTGCCATGGATACACGCCAAGTGACACCAAACGACTGGCCGATGATATACACCGATCCACTCACGATTAGGTTCGCTGCAACGCCTTTTGGGAAGACGGAACGCAGGGAATCTACCGTAAGGAAGATAGGCTTAGTAGATGCATCGACAGCATCCATAGAGATGCGACCGTCGTATACGGGAATCTTCAGCCTGAAGGAAGGCGGGTACTTTCCGTTGGGAGTGTACTCGTCGCCATTCTTGTCAGAAGACACACTTAGAATGCTGCGCTCGTTGAAGCTGTCGCGGATTGACTCCTCGCCACGCTTCTTGCCGAACCACTTGGTGCTATTCTCTGTCGCCGCCTGAATCAGCTTCTCCTGGAGATCCAGAAGGAAGTTGTATAGCTTTGACATTTCATCATCTCCAGTAGAGCGAGCCTTGGCATACGGATCACAGCCCTTGAGAGAGCCGATCAGCGAATATGACACATTGCCACTCTTCTCGTCCTCCCGTTGAAGGAGACCGCCAGGGAATGCCATTCTAGGCAGTCGTAGCGCAAAGTTCTGGCCATCATACTTAAATGATACTCCTAGACCTCCCTGCTTGTTCCGCTTGGCCTCCGTGAAAGAGACCTGAGCGATATTTGCATTGCTTGCGTTCACGATTGCATTAGTGGACATGATTACTGGTTGTTGTTAGTTACTGGTTGTCAACATGTAAATCCGTTTTCATCAATCTAAATCTATAATAGATAACAAATGCTGTGCGGCTCATGTAAAAACAAGACGTCGAATGAAAGGTGTGGTTCGCCTGCTTTGAAAAACTTAACTTTTTGTGGAAAACATGCAAAGTCAAAAAATCCAAGACTCTGGTCAGTAGTCAACTCTGCTGATGACAGTGCAGTCAAGATTCAAAAAATTTGGCGTGGTTGGATAGTTAGATACCTTCTTGATATGGCTGGTCCAGGAGTTCTAAAGCGATCGCTATGTCACAATACTGAAGATGTCATAACCTCAGATGAAAAAGTTCATCCACTTAACTATTTTGCTTTTCATGAGGATGACAAGATATTCTGGTTTGATATCAAATCTATATTTCAAATATCACTTGCTAAGCTTCAACCAGAAAACCCATACACACGACAGAAATTATCATTAGAAACTCGTAAGCGATTGAAAGAAGCAATATATTATCGTGAGTCCAGGCGTCTTCCTTTGTTTCATGATCCACTATATCTCAATGATGCAGATAAGGTATTTGAAATGCGTTGGATGCGAATTAGTCAGATGCTAGAAGAGTCCTTATTCATAGATATTAATCCAATGTTCTTTATTGCTTTGAATCGTACACAACTTTGGGAGTTTACTGCAATCTTAAGAGATAAACTTTTACTTTGGGCAAAGGAACATAGAAATGTTAATTCACGCAGAAATATCTATTATCTTTGGGTTCATACATGTTGGAGACGTCAAACATTAGAAGTAGCTGATACTAAAAAAGTTTGTCAATACCTGGGAGCATGTTTATTGAAGATTATGAGGGATGCTAAGCAACCACATGACCTCTGCTTCAAAATATTAAGCGCTCGCCATAGTTTGTGATTTAAACAGGTCACGTTATCATAGAGTATACCAAGCGCGTTAGAAATGTCATCTTCTGTTTCCCATAGTAAGTCAAACAAGATGGCCAAGAAGACTGAGACTGCCGCCCCTGCTCCTGCTGTGACTCCTGCCCCTGCCGCTAAGGCTGCTGCACCCAAGGCCAAGAAGGCTGCCCCTGCCCAGGCTGAGGTGGTTGTGCCTGTAGTGGCTGCAGGTGTAGTGGCTGTTCCTACTGAGGTGCGCAGTGCTGATGCAATCCTGGCTGCTGCACTTGAGGCTGTGCGTGCTCATGCCAAGGCTGCCGCTGAGGCTTCTCGTGCACTTGCCCACGACCTGCAGGAGGCTGCAAAGGCCATGAAGCGTGAGGCTCGTGATTCCAAGAAGCGCCGCAAGGTTGACCCTGCAACGCTATCCCCTGAGGCCCGCGCTGCCTGGGAGACTCGTCGTGCAAACAATGCTTTCCTCAAGGTGCGCCCTCTGAGTGATGAGCTGTGCGCCTTTATGGGTCTTGCATCCAAGAGCATGAAGAGCCAGACTGATGTGACCAAGTTTGTGTCTACCTACGTGAAGAGCCACAGCTGCTTTGATCCTTCCTTCAAGCGCCGCATTCTGCCCGATGCCAAGCTTGCCAAGCTTCTGCGCGTGACTGACAAGGATGAGGTGACCTACCTGAACCTGCAGACTTACCTGAAGGTGCACTTCCTGAAGCCTGCCGTGACTGCGTAAAAATTAGTGGTGAAGTTATATTGAGTTTCTCAAATATTGGATTCCAAATGGAAATCAATATTTAAAGGAAAAACGGATTTGTTAAGTTCTAAGTTTGTTCTTCTTACTACGTTCAAGATGCGCATTTGCATGCACTTCAACACAAAGAAAGGTTGCACTCCCCCTAGCGGGAACTGCAGCTTTGAGCACGTGCTTTACTGCACAAACCCTTTGTGCGAGGGCGCTTCGGCAAAGACGCACACACTCGCAACCTGCGGCCGTAAAGGCGGCGGTGCACACGAGGCCTACATCGCTGCAAAGCGGGAGGAGTCAATGGCGGCAAAGGCTGCCAAAAAGGCCAAGGAGGCGGCTGAGGCTGTCACTGAGGTAAAGCCGCCCGAGGAGGGCGCAACCAAGTTCAGCATCCAGGAGAAGCTCTTTGAGCAGATCCACGGTGCATTTACTGAGAACCCGGACGCCTACGAGACGCTGATGAAGTTGTATCCACTTGACCTTCCGCCCAACCGGGTGGCAGGGAAGATTGTGGGTATGCTCGGCGAGGGGCTGGAGCTAGACGAGCTTAACGAGCTCACCACGGACCATACAGAGCGCAACAAGCTCATGATAGAAGCCCTGGACGTCCTGCTTCAGCACAAGGACTCACCCCACGCGACTGCGTAGAACTCTGGTACAATACGTGTCTTCGGGCACAATTTTTTTCAAAACGGAAATAGCAATGATTAATTCATTAACTATAACAAAATGCCCAAGCGTAGCCGTTTTCAAAATGTCACTTGCAAGAATGGCGTGATCTTCATTCACGCTAATAATTGTTCGTATCGGTTCACTTCAGTTAATGCATGGAGTTTTGCAGAGCACACTAACAAGTTTAACCCAGAAGAAATTGAATATACTATAACTGTATTATGCCCAGACAGTGATACAACAATTGTATGTTATGATAAGGAAGAGCAGGAGACAATCATGGATGAGCTTATGCTTCAAGAGCTCTAAAAACGGATTACCATGATGTTACTACTTGTCAATTAACATCCTGGATGACGTCTCCAATCTACCTTCTTGCTGAGGCAGGAAAGCGATTCGGACGTGACAAAACTGGTCGCAGCGTAGTCAGCGTGGCATATGGGACCTTTCCCATCTTCCGCACGCCAGAAACTGGCACTGGCTGCAACATTGACTTTATGTCACCGTTAAGCAACGACCCCCCACACGTTTATCGTCTGCAAATTCGGACGACAAAGGTCTACAACATCGTTGTCACCAAGCATGAGTGGGACATGGCAGATGCCATCGTTACCCGATTCATGAACTTGCGCCAAGCAAAGATAATGATGGACTCCATCCAATAAGCCAAACGGCTATTTTTTATTGAAAAACGGAATTTAATTAAATAGGGATAAAGCAATATACATCATCACAAATGGAGCGCTCAACCACTCCAACCCGCCCGCCTACCATGCCCGCCAATGTGCTAAATGCACCGGCGAGAAAACGGCTCAGAGTGGATGTTCCCGAGGGAGCAGACAACCTGATCAGACCTGCACTTATGGGGACAGCATTTGCTGGTCTCCGGAAGTGCCCAGGCAGCCATGGTGACAGGAGCAAGCAGTGATAAGCCTCATGGCTATTTTTACTTCAGAATTGTCGTTTGACAGCTCTGAGGTACATGGAGTGGGATTCGAACCCACGCGTTTTTACACAACAGCTCTTAAGGCTGTCACCTTAACCACTCGGTCATCCATGTTTGTGTGCCTTTTGTGAGAATCGAACTCACGACCTACAGCTTACAAAGCTGGTGCTCTACCAACTGAGCTAAAAAGGCAGAGAGACTCGTATGGGACTCGAACCCACAACCTTTCGGGTAGAAACCGAATGCACTATCCATTGTGCTAACGAGTCATGTACCGCCTGCGGGGGTCGAACCCGCGACCTTGTGGTTAAAAGCCACACGCTGCTACCAACTGAGCTAAGGCGGTGAAATTCCGATACCGGGAGTTGAACCCGGGACTTAGCCTTGAAAGGGCCACATGCTAACCGTTACACCATATCGGAGGATAGTCTATGCGGGGGTTGAACCCGCGACCTTCGGCTCATAAGACCGATGCTCTACCAACTGAGCTAATAGACTTTATTGGCCTCCTACCCGTATTCATATCATGAGAACTCTATTTAAACCGGTGCTTCATATATTGTCCCTTTGAGTTCTGTATCTGTAAATATGATCTCAGTAGCCAATTCTAGGTAAAGAACTGTGCTAAAAAATGGCGTTGTTCGACCATCCAGGACTATTGAACGAATCTTAGAATTATCAATTAGTGTTCCCAAAATTTTATTAAACAACTTCTTTTTAGATACGTTGTCTCTTACTTGAATTTTACATGTCTTACCATCCCATGCACACATATGGGCCGAATCACAAGTGCTCTTTTTAAATTGTCCACACGGCTTCCTAATCTTAGATAAGAATTCGATAGGTGTATCTAACGAAACAAAATGAGTTGTTTGCACAAACCATTCCTCCAATAAAGGCTCAAGCTCTGACCTCTTAGGTGTCGATACCGAAAGAGCTGCTATCAAATCTGGAAATTTTCTGTTCAATATATCTTGAGTTAGCTGAAATAATAAAAATTCATACAGCTCTGAAGCATAGGATATTTCCTTGTATTTCGCTAAGTTTTCCCTGTTTGGTTCTCCTAAAGCAAGGGTAGTTTCTCCTT